CAGCATCTATTTATGATGGAATAACCGGAGCAGGTAAAGGGTTTCGAAATCAAGCCTACGAAGATGGGCCTGATCCAGAAACTGGTAAATTTAGTGCTGGTTTGATAGGTAATCAATTTATTGATGAAGATAGTGATACCTTTAAGCAGGGTTATAAAAACTATGCTTTAAATAACAATTCGAAGCTCCGACAAATGTCTGGACTTCTTGGCGATAAATTTCAATTTGATCCTACAAAAAATATTGAACAAAATATTGCATTAAATCAAAACAACTTTAATAGAGAAACCGTTGTTCAGCAGGGAGAGCTTACAAAATTAACTCCAGAATACATTGAGCGCCAAGAAGACCGAAAAATAGAAAGACAGCGCTATCAAGATACACTGCGTGCAACACAAGAAGCTCGCTTAGATAACTTGAACTTCCAACGGATGCAAATTGCACGTGAGGATCGACGTTATAACGAACGTCTAGAGCGTGAAGAGCGAAACCGCCGTCAGGAAGCCGTAATGGCAATGATGGGCGGACTTACTTCCTTAGGCGCTGCATTTGCAATGTAATTAGTCTGTCAAATATGGTATGTGTTTACCGCTGTTGTAAACCGACCAGGGTTTGAATGACCCAACTTCGTTGTACACATCAACAGCGATTTGAGCGTTTTTCTGAGGGTCACGTAAATCCTCTATTGAATAACCTCGCTTAGCAAGTTTATCCATATGAGCTTGAGTATTTATTTGGAAAAGTCCAATTGAAAATTCATTGGATTTATTAGGATCTAACCCAGACTTGACTGTATCAATACCTGCATTACCTCCTGATTCACCCATACCTACAGCAGCAAGAGTACGTGCTTTATCTGCAGGCATACCAGCATTTACAAGTAGGCTTTGCATTTCAGGAACTGAGAATGATTTTTGTCCTTTAGGTGGTGTATAGCCAGTGACCTGCATTGCTTCAGCAGAGCTTACAGGTCCATCAACTTTCCCAGCACTATTACCCCCTTGCTGATCTCCAGTGTTGTTGCTGTCAGTACTTGTAGAAATAGAAAGAGTTCCATCGTTAATTTTGGCTATTTCGGCTTTTGTTTTTTCAATTTGTTTGTCGTAATATTCAAGATCTGCAGAACTATCTCTTCGCTCAAGAGGTTTTTCACCTAGCTTCATCAAACCAATGCCACCTGATCTACCAGCAGCTGCTAATAAACCTGCTTTACGTACAGTTTTTTTATAGTCAGTTTCAGCCTTTGTTTTAATTTCTGTGGCTTTTAAATCTGCTTTTACTGCAATGCCAGTTTTAGCAACTTTGGTTTGAGCTTCAATAGCAGCAATCTTTTCTGCCGATCTAATTTTAGCAGCTTCTTGAGCTAATTTACCGTAATCAGGTGACGATTCACGGGCTGCTATGAATGAGCGTAGTGCATCATCAGCAGCTACCTTTCCAGCATATGCATAATTACCTCTACCTCGTGCTGAACTAAATTGTGACATACAGGCATAGCTTATACTCCTTATATTGTATAAAACCAAATAGATAGAATAGATTTAGTGACCACTCCAGTTGTTTATTAAATAGGTATAACTAGATGACTAGTAGTTTTAGAGATCCATCCGCTGTCAATGAAAGGGGGCAGAAAAACGATAAGAAATCTCAAGGATCAGGATTTTCTCAACCTAAAGGTGCACCCAATAATTCTGGAGGAGCTGCTAACAGAATCAATACCGCAGCCAGTGTATCTGAAGAGTCGAACAGTGGTAATAATAACTTTGAGCCTGGTTTATTTAATTTTGCCTCCATTATGGAGGATTTTTATAACTACCAGCCTGAAGAAGGTGATCAACTTGGGCAACTGCAGAAGTCTGCTTATCAAGGTAACTTAGTACAAACCGCATTTGATGCACAGCTTGCATCTGCTTTGGCAGACCAGAATGCTGGGATTGCTCAAGAAAATATGATTGCTCAAGCTAATCTTGAGAAAATCAATGCTACAGACTTAATGCAGACTGAGTTTGGATTTAACGAGCTAAGTAAAGAATCTAATTTCAATTACGAGAATAGTTTTGCTAATGCGCAATATGATCGTGATGTCGGAATGTTAGCTGCAACAGGTGAGCAGCAAAGAGACAACATTCGTGAAGCATCGAATCAAGAAAGGTTGACAACTATTGTTCAAGGCGAACAAGACAGATTAAAAGATGCTCAAAACAACCAGTCTCAAGAAAAAATTGCAACTGGTAGATATGCATCAGATGATTATCAAGCAGATGTTTCTGCAGATGCATCAAGAGATGTAGCTAGTACTCAAGCCGACGCTGACAGAGATGTAGCAACAACTCAAAAAGAAGCCAGTGTTAGAGGGTCAGAAGCTAAAGAACAAGTAGCAGAAACAGCAGCTAGCGCATCAATGTATGGAGCTGATAGGCAGCTAGATGCAACTAAAGATACTAACGTAACTTCTACTAGAAATATTCGTACGGAAGGGGAGGAAACTCGAACAACTATGGATCTGGAAAACAGACTCAAAGCTAAGGATCGAGCTGATATGTCCCGTTATGCAAGAGGCACTGCACGTAACTACTAATGGCAACTACAGCAACAACAACTGGAAAGGTCTACCTCAATTATGTTGATCAGTGGCTAGATACACTATCAGCTGCGGAGAGTGAAGACTTCCGTGAGTTTGCAGAAGCAACTCCATCAACTATTGAGATTTGGGTCTATGCGGGAATCATCGGTTATCCCGGATCTTTTGTAGACCTCTCACGTTGGGTCAAGATGAAGTTCAGGAAACTAAATCGCAGAGAAATACTCAATAGTGAAATTGCTGCACTGCACTCAGATATTCAAGATCTGCGTATGGCAATTACTTCAGGTGAAGTCAAAGGGGATAATGGCTGTGCTCGTCTTGCTGCTCTAGAAAAAGAACTCCGCTCTCACATCGAGACCAGTGATCGAATGAATAAAACCACAGATAAACGGGGTTTAATTCTTGCTGGTGCAGATCGTGTAATGCGTGAGCTATCATCAATCTTCAAAGACGATCCACAGTTTGCTGAGCCTATTGAAAATGCTATAAATGCAGTATGGGCAAAAATCTATAGTGAGATTAGTAATGCGTAATGATCTCGATGAAATGCTGGAACTACCAGCAATAGATTCAGTATCAGTTCAAGCCTTACGTCAAGCTGGACGTATTCCCAGGCTTCCCCAGATGCCAGGCGTGAGCATCGATAAGTTTTTTATGAGTAATTATAGAGCTGAGGAAGCTGCAGCTTACGCGGAAGCAGTAGGTATTGCTTATGCCGAAAAACGTCGAAGAGATCTTATTATGCGTGCGAAAGCCCGAGCAGCTGCGCGTATTGCACAAGCTATCGCGGAGTATCGCATTAGATAGTTACACTAATACTAAAAGTATTAAATATGGCTATTGCAAGTGCTTCATTAGCATATAGAAGATCAGCATTAATGACAGCCACGAAGGTAACTAGTAAGCCGCCTTCTGAACAAGTATTAGCAGCTAGAGATAACTTTATTGCATTCTGCACTGCAATGGGAAAACCTCCTGCTAAACATATGTTGGAATGGCACAATGAATTATGTACAGGTAGTGATTCAGAATGTCTAATAGGAATCGGAGGAGCCAATACATCGATCCTCGCACCCAGAGGATCTGCGAAAAGCACTGTCCTTGGTTTGTTTGCTGCATGGATGATTGGACGACATGCAGCTGCCAAGAAAATGCTGCGAATACTTTATATCGCATACATGGTTGATATTAGTCGAGCTAAGTCAGCCACTATCAAAGGGATCCTTACCAGCCCTAAATATCGAGAGATATTTCCAATGGTAAGACTATCCAAAATTAAACGATCTGATGAGTACTGGAGTATTGACTATGAGTTTGCGGGCATTGACACAGCAGGTGAAGAAGCTTTCACAATTGCGTGTGGAGGTCTCAAAGGTGCAATCACCTCTAAACGATCGCAGCTGGTGCTTATTGATGACCCTATCAAATCTGCCGCTTCGATCAACAACCCAGATATTCGCCGTGAGATGGAGCAGACGTGGTCTAACGTTATCGCACCAACGATGTTCCAAGGTGCACGGGCTATCTGTTTGGGAACCCGCTTCCACTTTGACGATATTCACGCAACCCTGTTTATACCCAAGAACAATTGGAAGCAGATAGTTCAGAAAGCAGTTATTACAGACGCTGACGGTAGAACTCGTTCGTACTGGCCTGAGTTCTGGTCAATGAAATATTTGAACGAACGTAAGTTAGAAGATCGTGTCGCTTTCGCTTATCAGTATCTCAACACTGCTGTAAAGAGTACAGAAGTTGGTATTTCACCTGAATTAATCTGTAAAGATGAAGTTCCCGATGAGTATGACTGCCTTGGTGTAGGTATTGACCTTAGTGCTGGTCTGTCCGAGAAAAATGATTGGACTGTATTTACGTTAGGCGGTATTAAAGATGGCAAGGTCTATCTAATTGACCAGAGACGTGAACGGACAATGGGCAATATCAAAAAGATGGACACCCTCTGTGAGATGTTGTGTGATTGGAACATCCTTTTAGAGAATGACGAAGGTCAGTTCTTTCCAACAATGTCGCCTTGTATTATCTGGCCTGAGGCAGTTGCATATCAAACATCGTTTGAAGGTGACTTCAAACGTATCATGCATGAAGAGCGTGCGTTATACAACTTAAGTGTCAGTCCAGTAAAGGGATTCAAAGGTGACAAACTAGCAAGACTTAGAGGTGTACTAGGTTTATATGAACATAAACGAGTGGTATGGAACAAGTGGCGTAAATGGAACGTACTTGAAGAAGAACTTTTGAATTTTGGTCACTCAGCTCATGATGATGCTGTTGACTCTATGGTATTAACAATGGGCGGCTTATTAAGAAGAGGTAATTTACAATTAGATTACAATAGTGATAGTTTTGATTTGTAAGTAGAGATGTCTATTGATCTTACAGGCAAGTTATACAGAGATATGCCTGACGCATATAAAGACGCATATACAAGAGATCAATTTAAGACAGAACGTAAAGCTCAAAACAGAATGGCTGGAGATGCCATGACTGCAGCAGATAAGTTCTATGGTGCTCCTATCATGAATCCTGCTAAAGACAATATTTATAGTTACGATACGTCTGCTTTTGGGGCTGGTTCTGACAAAGATACAGAAAGGTTAAGCAAAATTGATATTAAAAATCTTAGGAGGCAGGGCTACTCTAGAGCCGATATCATTGATTACGCAGATAACATTGGAGAGACAGGAGTAATTACTGATGGTGGTGGTGCACAAAGATTACTAGATAGATACAGAAATAAATTGTTAAATAAAGGAGGTGATGATGACCTTGATAATATTGACCCAGTTGATCCTATTGAGGATCTTGATCCAACTCCAATCACTCCACCTGTAACTCAAATTATTGAAGACAATTCAGGCGATCAAAGTCCAACCTTCCCGGCTATTGGATCTCCTAGTGTAGATGTAAGTGATTTCATTCCAAGTCCTAGCGGCCTTAATCAACGGAATAGCTTCTTGCAGTCCATAATTCAAGACAACGATATTTACAGTCAAGTTTATGGTGATGGAAATATTACTTCCATTAATCAGGACAACACTGCTAGCAACTATGGAGGCAATCAGTATAACTTTGCCCGCATACCAGGATACTACTCCTGATAATTTGAAGTTAATATTTAGAGTACAATAAAAATAGCTTTTGATTATAGGTAGTAATGGCTAAGAAAAATAGAAATAATAAAGGTAAGAACAAAGCAGATCGCAAAGCCGAACGTAGAGCCGAACGCCAGGCTGCAAAAGAAAAGGCACGGCAATTAAAAGCTCAGAATGAGGCTGCTACACAAGCTGTAATTGAAAGAGATAGAGCTGCTGCACAAAATCAAGCTAATACACAAGCTGTAATTGAAAGAGATAGAGCTGCTGCACAAAATAATTCGACACCAGGGCTTGAATTTCCAACTCAACAGACTCAGTCTCCTCCCAAACAAGAGTTTCCAGAACCAGTTAGGTCATCCAATAATTCATCGAATGCTTCTGCTCAACAAGCTGTAGAGAGAAGTAAATCTTGGGCTGAAATGAGTAAAGCTGAAAAAAAAGCCAGTGGCTATGACAGCAAAAAAGAATATAACCGTCGAAATCAAAAAAGCGGAATGACTGCTAATTACGATGTTGAGAATTTAAGTGACTTTGATTTAGCTGGTGGCGGTGCAGGTGCTCAAAGAGGTGAACAACGTTTGTCCTTCAAAGATTTGCAAGGACTGGATGCCTCAGGTAATTTTACAAGAGAACAGCTTGTTAATTATGCCGATCAAGTTTCAAAGGATTTTGGAGATAACGAAAAAGGCTTTGGCAATAAGGCAGAAAAATTAATTGAAAATTGGAGATCTAAGTTATCGGCTACTGAAACTCCAGAACCTGAAGTAACTCCAGATCCTGAAGTAACTCCAGAACCTGAAGGACCTGAAATACCTGCTCCAACTCCAGCCCCCCAGCCAACGCCAACTCCCCAACCAACTCCTGAGCCAAGTCCGCAGCCCACTCCTCAGCCCACACCTACTCCTCAGCCTGAGCCAACACCAGACCCAGATGATTTCCTCGATGGCTATGTCGAAAACATCATTGGCGATGGTACTAATGTAAATATTCAAGATGTTTCGGTTGATCAGAACAATGAAATAACTCAATCTATTACTCAAGATAACGATATCAATTCAACGATTCAAGGGAATAACAATGTTACTGAGATAAATCAAGATAATACTGCTACAAATACTGCCGGAGACCAAAGTAATTTTACAGCGGTAACCAACTCTCCTGGAGATCAGGCACAAGATCTGCTTGGTAATTATATTGGTGACATACAGAATACTCAAACAGGAGATTCGACTGCAATTGATCCTGAAGCTGCAGGTTCTGATTATTCAACACTTGCCGGTCAGGATTTGACTGATCCGAATACCTTCACAAATATCCAACAAGTCGATTCAACGCAAGATAATACTCAAACACAAAGTGTTGCTCAAGATAATGACATCACTTCTAGTATTGTTGGTGACAACAATTATACCAACATCAATCAAGACAACTCAGTTCGTAACTATGGAGGTGATCAGAGAAACTTCACGTATATTGCTAATAATGATAATCCTTACACCAACACTCCAGCAAGTATGGCAACCATGGCTGGATTCTATGAAGTAACTGATAGTCCTGGATCACAGGCTGCGTTTATTGATCGCTTTACAACACAAAATGCAGATAATCAAAAACGCTATGACAATGCAGGCATGGCTAACGATATGATCTATCGTGCTAATTTTGTTTCTCCTATTAAGACTAATGAAATAGAAGATGATCTTGCCAAACGGTCAGAAACAGCGCGTGCACGTTCGCAGGTTAGATTAGTTGATGTTTTTGGTGATCTGAAAAATATGCCTAACTACTCATGGAATTCTCCCATACGTCAATCAGGTATTGAATCACCTGATTTTGCGAAACTAGCCGATGAAATTTCTGATGGCTTCTGATTATCGATAGACTAAAGAAAACGAGAACATAACATGAATCAAGCTGATACTGGTTTTAATCAGATCCTTACAGCAGCTAAAGAGCGTCGAGGTGACTTATCAGTTGACACAATGATTGTCAGCTCTCACCTTGCTCAGATGCGAATGTTTATGTTGCGTCGCGGCATTGAGTTCTTTGCTGAACAAGATAGCTTTGGATATCGAAAGGAATTTTTGTCAAGAGTTTGTGAGCACAATATGCTCGACATGAAACTAGACAGTATTGTTGATCATTTTCTATGTGATGGTCAAGGGCTTTTCTATTTCCGTCCAGCTGGTGATAATTATCAACTGCTTTATTTCCCTAAAGACAACTACAGAGCCTACAGAGATCAAAACAATGACATCAGTAATGTCATTTTGATTTATTCATTTAATGTGCAAGGTGGGACATCAATGAATATGTTCCCCGATCAAGATAGTCGAGGAGGTAAAAAGAAATATATTCGATTGAATGTTTTTAAAGATCGTATCGAGCAGACAGTATCTGATGAAAAGATAGATTTTGAAAACTCTATGGGTGGACCAGTTATGGCACTGCCCGGTCAAACAGAAACCCTAACCAATAGTCTTGGTTTCATTCCTGCGATTGAAGTATTCAATCATATGGATTGCACAGGTGAAGCAACTGGTAATGGTGAGTTTGAATGGTTATCAAACCAAATCATGTATCACGATGAACTCGTGAAGAATGTCCGTAAGAATCTCAAGTTCTTCGGTAATCCTACACTTATTTCCAGTCGTCCTAAACACGACATTATTGAAAGCGGCGAAGGTGGTGATGGCTTTAGACCAACCATTAGTAGTCAAGCTGGTTTTGCAGCAATTGGTAGATCTAGTACACGTGTAACCGAGCCATTTGGTGGTGCTTCTGCCATGGACGGTCAAATTAAAGTTCCCCGTGTTATTGCAAATCTTGAGCCCACTGATCGTATTAGCTACTTAACTCCCGACAGTGTGAGCGGTGATCAGAATATGTACATCAAACAATATCGCTCTGAAATCAGATTGGCATTAGGCGGTGTTGATGATATTGATTTTGGTACTGCAGCTACAGCGTATGAAATTAAAACTCTGTACGGACGTGTTGCATCAACAGCTGAAAAGAAAGCTCGTGCCTTGTTTACGTATGGATTGTGCAGGTTGTTTGCTTTGATGATTCAACATGAAGAGCGGATGTTTAACGAAAGCTATGCAGTAGCTATTGGCCTGGTTAAACCTGTAATTCCATTAAGAGAAGATTTTGAAACCGCTGAAGAATACGATGCCGCTAATGAGAAGTTTTTGAAAGCATTTGAGAAATACGAGAAACAAAGGTCAGAATCTATCCGTGTTACACTTGAATCAGGCGATATGCCTAATGGTGTAACAGGTCTAATCCCCGATGGCAGCACAAAAGTTAGCTGGCGTTGGATGGGTGAAGTCTTCGAAGAAAGCTCTGATGAAATTCTGCAAAACAGCATTGTCGTTAGAAACCTCCAAGAAGCAGGTGTCGGTTCTATCGAAGCTCTGAAATATCTCTTCCCTAATAAAACAGAAGAAGAGAGATCAGCAATGATGTCCGGCTTCCCATTTAGGGTTGTCCAACAAACACAACAAAGTATTAATTCGTTTATTGGTTTGCTCGGTAATCTTTACCAGCTACCACATCCACAGACGCCTGATCTTCCATTGGCGTCTGATCCAAACCTTGATTTAACAGGGTTCTTATATCGATCACTTGAGTATTTACGTAAGGAGTTAAGTTACAGTGGAAACTACAAGCCAAGCAGTGGC